ATTCTACCAAATGGTAATAAGGTATACATTGTATAATCTGTAAATTTATCATAATCATCTCTTATCCATTGAGACAAACCTGTTACAGGAATCCTTGCAATAGGAGGCATAACTATTTGTAATGGAGCTATTTCCCCAGGCAATGTTCCAAAGAATAATTTATCTCTTCTTTCTTCATCTCCATAAACCCATTCAGCAGTATCTTGTAACCAATTCCATGGAGCTGGTAATGCTTGGTCAAATAAACTATACATAAATACATTAGCTAAAGCTAATACAAATAAATCAGTTTGCATAGTTCTTTTAAATCTTTCATAAGCTTCAGTTCCAGGTTTATAACCATGAATTTTAGCCATTCTATTTACATCATTTCTAAATCTAACAGAGTTCCATGACCATAATTGAAATCTTGTCATTACTTTACCAAGAGCAGTTCTAGCAAACATAGGTCTATTAGGAGCATCATATAAGAACTGAGTTGCTTTAACACCTTTCATTCCCATTTCTATTAAAAATGGATGATTTGGGTCTGTAATAGCACCCCCAAATTTTTCCCAAGCTCTTATATAATGAGCCATAAAAGCATCTCTTCTCAAAGCTCTTTCTGGAACAGTCATAAACAATGCGGCTTTATCTACTATAGTATCAGTTATTCCATGTTTTTTACCTAAACTTTGTATATCAGCTTTAGAAACTTCTTTATTACCAACTAGCCAGTTAGTCATATCCCCGACAAATCTACTTACTTTACCCTTACTTACTTTTTCTCCTAATCCAAGTTCATGAACAAGAAATTCAGGTAACACACCTTGCTCTATAACAAACCTCATAACATCTTCTTTAGTCTTCCATTCAGGATTTATCGTTCTTAGATAATTCATATCTCTAGCATTTTTCCAAGCTTTAAATCCTACAGATTCTATAGTATGCATAGAGCCACCAAATATATTATTAACAGCTGATTTAGGGTGTGCTAATAACGAAGCTAATTCAAATTTTGCTTCAAGATTAGACCAATGTCTAATATCATTAAATGTAAAATCTCTTAATTCTTTAGGCAAATCCTTATTACCTAAACCTAATTTGTCTTTAATTCCATTTATTCTTTTTAAAACTCTATTATCAGCCCACCAAGCAAAAGGAGTCCCTTTTAATTTCATTCCAGAGTCATTATACATAGATTCAGGAATAACATCAGGATTGCCCATAGCTCCTTGGACATATAGTTTATACCAATTTTGCCATCTAGAAGCAATCTCCTTACCAAACTTTTTAGATTGCCCCTTCCAAGCTTCATTCATAACATTTCTTGACATTATTTGATTTACTTGCCTGTAATACGCATTAGTCAAATTTCTCATATAAGCATTCATTACGGTCATATCATTAGCCCAGCCTGGAATATGCCCTTCTCTTGAAAACATAGAACCAAATTTCTTATTACTTTCAACCCATCTAATCTGGTCACCTTTTTCTCTTTTCTTTTTAGCAATAGTTTGTAACGAAGTTTTATAATCCAACTGGTCAACTCTGTCCCAGTCTTGCATATCTTGAAACTCCCAGTCACCAGTTAAAACTTTATGTCTAAAGGCAATTTTATTTATATGTTTTTGTCTTTCAGATAAACCTGTCTTTTCATCTACTTTATCTGACAAGGTTGGGTCTTCTTTTATTTTTCTAATAGCATCACGCATATGTCTTTCAGCTTCTTTTTTAGAAAAGAACATATGTGGAAAATAGGCTTCAGAATCTATATGGCCAGTTCTGTTAATAATATAATCTCTCATTTCTTTCTTTTTATCTTTATGAGCTAAATCTACCATCATTGAACGAGCTATATGCCTCATACCATCTATACCTAATTCCATACCAGGTCTTTCACCTCTATTGTAAGCAGCTTCCATATCAGCAATAAACCTTTTCCAATTCATTCTAGGCTGCGTTTGAGCTTTATCAAACCAATCTCCAGCAAAATATTTAGAGTCTTCAGGCTTTATAGTTCCATTAATAATTGGTTTAAATGCTTTAAATTGAGAAGTTATCTTATCCCCTATTCCTGTTAAATTTTTAGAAGGAGAACCATTTACTATTTCATAACCTGTAACTATAACTTTTTTATTATTGTCATTACTAATAGTAAACTCTTTGTCTTTTAATAATTCCCATTTATTTTCTTTTTCAGTATTTCTAGCATGAATTTGATAAGTAGCTATTTCATTTTTCTTAATAGAATCAGGCTTTCTTTTATCATTAAATATTAACTCAGTCATTTTTAATTCTCTTTGAGCATTAGCTATTTTAAATAAAGAGTCACCTTCTTTTATAGAACCTAAATTTAAGAATAATTCACTATTTTTAACTATAAGTCTT